TCTGGAGACGCTACTTGGACTAAGTATACAGATAATGCAACAACTGCACAAGAATTAGTTTGTGAAGATGCTGGATTTTTGGAAATTTTAGTTGACAACGTAGCCGGTAGAATACCTTACTTCACCGCGACATAGTGGTTGAGTATGAATTAATTGGGGGCGAAGGCCCCCTTAATACTTTACAGGTAGAAGAGTTTCTATCTAAAAGTATTGGTAAAGAAGTAAAGATTTTAGGATACAAGCCGAAAGGCGGAGAATACAAGAAATTAACTGATCGGGATAAATATGAGCAATAAACCATTTTTGAGTGTTATTACCAAAGAAGACAAAGGTGTTGCCCAATCCTATTTTCAGACTGAATACGAGGCGTTTGTAGAGGCGACGGAAACAGATCGCGACAGACAAGAAAGAAACTTTAAAATGTATTCAGGTGTTAATTTCGGTCAATGGGATGATGAAGCGGTAGAAGTTCACATCGAAGAAAACAGACCTATTAACACGTTTAATTATATACAGAAAATTGTCGATGAAATATTGGGTGAACTCGAAGAGAATCCTCTTGCAGTGTATTATGACCCAATTAACGCACAGAGCGTAGATGAATTTAACCTGCTCCAAGAGCTCTATGATTATGACTTTGAAGCTGGCAATTGGGAAAACGAGTGGCATGAATTTAAGAGAAACGGCCTAATATATCAGGGCGTAATGGAATACTACCAAGATTTCAGTAGAAGTAGACTTGGAAATGTAGGCATCAGAAACATTAACCCAACTACAGTAATATTTGACCCAAAGAACCAAGATGGTAAAATTGAGCATTGTAGAAAGATGTTTAAGTTTACTTGGATGTCTGCTCGTGACATCTCTGAGAAATACGAGATAAGTTCTGCGGATATGAACGCGTATATGGTTAGAGACGAAGAAACAGGGCCTTCTGTGAACTCTGACTTTGATAGAGATAAGCTCGATGATAGAAACGACGACCTATACTATGATGCGTTAGAATCAAGATTTAAGGTAATAGAATGCGTTTACATGCAAGTTGTTTCAGCTACAAGGCTTTTTAACGATAGAACTCAAAAGTTTGAGAATGTACAAAATACCAAATTAATGGAATCAATGATGCGCCTTCCCGGCAGTTCTTTCTCTATGAAGAAAGACGATTTCAATGTATGTAAGGTTTTTACGTTTGCACCGGGAATATCTAACAAGTTTGTACTTGTTAATGGTGAGCACCCAGTACAAATAGGAAGGCTTCCTTTTGAGCGTTGGAGCGCTAAAAATATTCATGGGCAGTTACAAGGTGTTGTTGACTCTATGGTTGATGCACAGGTTGCTGCTAATAAGCGGGAATCGCTGGCTGATTTTCACAGTTTGACATCGGCTAATGGAACCGAATTTATCGCAGAGGATCTATTCTCTGATGATGCAGAGAAAGAGAGATACATACGCGAGCGCAATAGACCCGGTGCGGATCCATTTGAAGTTGACGGAGATGTTCTTGCCACTGGTAAAGGACAAATGCCTGTGCAGCGCGGTGAATACCCACAAGACCTTATTAATCAGACACAGAGAGCCGTGGAGTTCATTCAAGGGCTTGGCCTTAACCAAGCGCAGAAGGGGCAGTCTGCGGGCGGTAGAGAGGCTGCATCAGCGTTACAATTAAAGGCTGATTTAGGTTTCGGCCCACTAAGAACTCTACATATTGGCTTAAAGCGCGTAACCGGAGACCATGGAACAGCGTACTTCTTTTTAACGAAACAACAATATTCAGATGAAATACCTAGAATATTTAAAAATTCTAAAAAGAATAAAATAGTAGCCATTAACCAGCCAATGCCAGACGGCTCAATCCTTAATTCTATTAGAGACATGAGTAGACAGAACGTAATGGTTAGAGAGTCTACCAGTGGTGTTAAGAAGAAAAGAGAGACACTTACACGGTTTTCTGAGCTTTCAAAAGCCAGCACAAACCCACTAATGCAAACATTTTTTGAAATAGAGCAAATACCATATACCGACATTCCCGAGCAGAAACAAGTAAGAGCTAAAGAGCTCGGTGAAATGTGGTTGCAGCATCAAATAGTACAAATGAAGGGACAGGATGCTCAGGTAATGCAAGTTATACAACAAGCAGGTCAAATCGGGCAAGAAGGGCCTGCTGGCCCAGCCGAAGCCGCTAATGGCGAAGGACAAGGAAATTTACCACAAGGCGTTGCCAGTGGAGAGAGTGCTGCAAACAATCAGTCACCCTCAGATATAGTTTAACACAATTCCGGTAGGCCACTGGGATTTGTTAATAAGATAGGCCAAATCTAAAATAACAAATAAAGAGCATTTACGAATGTAAACTTTATGCAAAGGAGCAGAGGATGTCAAATCCAGAAGAACTAGAAGCACAAAAAAGTGCATTTGAGGAAGCGGTAAAGGCTGTAGACACGGGTAATCCTACCAGTGAGCAGGTTGAACTAGTCCTTGGCGCAGAAACAGAGGAAATCGATGAAGACAACCAAGTAGACCTCGATGAAGAGGGGCTTGATGAAGATGTCGATGATCTTATAATTGTCAAAAAACCAGTGGTAGAGGAACAGGTTATACCTGTAGACCAAGAGCCCATTGTTATAATTGAACCAAAAAATGATATTGGGGCAAAATACGCTGAAACTGCTAACGAGTTGAACACTGCAAAGCAGAAGCTAAAAAACGCTGAGATACATGAAGAAAGATTAAAAACCGATCCGATTTATAGACGGGATTATTTGAAACGGTTAGGGATTGAAGAACCTATTGCACGAAAAGATATTGACTTATCAGGTGTTGACATACACGACGAGGAATTTCTTAGAGGAATAGAAGTAAACAAACTCTCACTTGAAGAAGTACGAGCTGAAATAGCCAGCCTTAAAGAAGACAATAGACAATTAAAGGCGGAAAAAGTTGCCGAGACAGAAATTTCACAAGCGGAAGCAAAGGTGAACTCTGAGATTGAGCAAATAACAAAGCTACAAAGCGAAGTTCCAGAAATAAAATTAGATGGAGATTTTTTAAAGGTTCATACTGAATACAAAGAATGGCACGAGCGAGTAGGCGCGACAAACGCTGAAAAATACATGTCAGACGAAGCATTCAGAAAATCAGTAGACAAGCAAGGTCATAAATGCCCTGTTGAGATGGAGCAGTTTAATAAACTAAGCACTATTTATGATATTTATGAAAAATATAATAAAGAAGGCTATAATTCCATCAAAGATGCTTTTAAATGTTCTGACCATTTTGACAGAATAAACAACACAAGGAAAGAAAATGTCCTCCAAGACGGCGATTCCTTAATCGAAGCAAAACTAAAAGAACGTGAACAACAATCAATAGTACTTGATGGCACAACCGCCAAAGATAATTTTGAACCCTCTTCAACTGTAACCGAGGATGAAATGGTAGAAATACTAGATAAAGACCCTCGCCTGTTGACTGAAAGAGAAGCTAAAATTAGAACACAGTTTATGGATAAACACTGTACTATTGATGAATAATAAAGGACGCTAAAATGTATAGAGTTACGGCATCACTAAAAATGAAGGCTTGGCAATCCAAGCTGGTAGAGCAGTCTACCATACGCGACGTTTTTACTGGATTAGCTGGAACTTACATCGGTAAAACACAAGAAATGCCTAACAGCATGATCATCGACGTAAGCTCACAAGCAAAACCCGGTATTGACAGCGTAACAATACCTCTAATTATGGATCTATCTGGCGCGGGTCGAATCGGACGCCAATCACTATTAACTTATGAAGAAGATCAAGCTGTAAAGTTTGTTACTCTTTATGCTAACAATGTTAAGCACGCAGTGCCTATCGAAGTATATGGTATTGATGCGTGGCATAAAAAAGGTTATAATCTTGTAGGTCGAGTTCAGCCTCAACTGTCTAAATGGCACAATGAGAAAGAAGGGCTCTACATGAGAGAAGCATTCTGTGAAGGTGTTTCTAGTAATCTTGTTGTAGCGCCAACAAGTCAAAGCAAGTACATCAACAAAAACGTGTATATTATCGATACTGTTGTTACTAAAGTTGCATACAGCGCAACTCTTGCGACATTCAGAACAGCTATTGATAGTGCTGTACCAACAACCCCTACAGCGGCTCACCAAATCAATATTGATGCACTGAATCAGATTGCAAGAATCTTATCAGTTGATGAAGCAATGGAACCTGTTGAACGGAACGGAAAAGACGCATACTACCTTTTCATTCCTTCAAATCAGGCTCAGTTACTTCGTGATTCAACCGATAGTAATCAGCTTGCGGCTCTTTACAGAGATTCTGATGTTCGCGGTGACGGGAACAAAGCTATCAATGGCGAGCTAGGTGTTTACAATAACATGATCCTTATTGAAGACCCTCGCGCGCCTCGCGTAGAAGTAGACACAACCGTTACCTTTGGATACAAAGGCCCCGGAACTACAGATACTCGTGGAGCTGTTGGTGTTACAGAATTTGATGTTATTATGGCCTCTGGTAAAGGTTCAATGGGTAAACTTACTTTCGAGAAGTTGCACTTTGAAACAGAGAAGCAGGACTATAACAGCATTAACGGTATCGGTGCAGTTCAGACTTATGGCTATCAGTTGATAGAATTTGACGACGAAACACCCGGTGACACAACACGAATAAACCAAAACTCAGCGCTATTCCTAGCCGCGAGTAAATTAGCATAATAATCTGGGGGCTTCGGCCCCCTTATATGAAATTCATACACAGAGGATAAATTATGAGCAAGAAAAAAAGCGTAAAAATGATCGCAGCATACCTAAACGCAAAAACAGATGGCGGTCGAACATTCTACGGAATGCAAAAAAGACAAGTAATAGTAACACACCTTCCGGGCGGTAAAAAGAAAATTACAAAGAAACCTCTTGAGGATGATGTAATCACAACCGACGAAGATGGAAGATTTGAATTTCAGGATATTCCAGAGAATATTAAATTTGCCAGAGAGCTTATTCTTGAAACAAAAACTGGGATACCAAAAATAGAGATGGAAGATGATGAGGACGAAGAAAGAATCATCGGCTCTAAAGTAGAGGAAGACATAGAAGAGATTATAGAAGACGACGGCGACGTTACTTTTGAAGAATTTAAACCAAGATTCTCACCAAAGGGACACAAGGTTTCTCCGGCTAATCTAAGTAATCTTGAAAGAGCACGAGCTGTTAAAGCTAAAAACGACGCCAAAAGAAAGGCTGACAAAGAATAGGTAATGTATGAACACCACACAGTATGTAACTTGGATGATGGATCAGAGTGGAAATGTAGTAACTCGCGCGCAGATGCTACAGTTCATAGACTTTGCTCAGATTGAGATTTATGACTTAAACTCATATATGAACCAAACCAAACCTGATCCAATCCTAGAAACTACTGGTGAGACATTATCATACACTCTAGATGATGAAGTAAAGAGCGTCACTAGAGTGTATACTAAAAGATCTGACGTAAGCTATGTTGATGATAGAAACTCATACAGTTATGATAACTCAATTGATAGAAAAAGATCTGTAGATTGTTTTCTAACTGAGGCAAAATCAATAACTGCCTCCACCGGCAATTCTATTGTACTGTTCCATAAAGACCCCGGAACCACTGACGACGTGTATTACTTAGAGCAGTATGAGTGGCCAGATGAGCTCACAGCCGAGTCAATACCTTTATCTGTTGATGAGGTTACGGCTAGAACATATCTTAAATATTTAGTATATAAAAACATTGAAGAGGCTGGCTATGCCACCTCGATATATAATGACGATCAGGCTGAGAAAGCAAAGAAGGCGTTTTTACGCAGAGTTAAGAAGCCAAGAGACTCCTTTACAAGCAATAAGAAAAATAAAATTAAAGGCGGAGGCTGCTAATGGCCCCTAAAGGATATAGAGATAGAAAAACCAAGGCTCAGGGCAGTAGAGATATTGTGGTTCATCAGGGTGGTTTTCTTGGTGGAATGAATAATGATGCACCAGCAAGTGAACTCGGGTCTACTCAGGTTGCTTGGGCTGAAAACTGTATTTGTAGAAGAGACAGAATAGATGCAAGGCCCGGAGTTGGCACATCTGGAACTGTTGGCACTGGATACACAATGGATGACGCTGTTGTTATTTATTATAGTAATAATCTTCAATCTACACTATATATTGAAATGACCGGACATATATATTGGTTATCAGAAGATGGAGAATCTACAGAATTAACATATATGTATAACATGGAGAAAATTATCGGATCTCCAAACCAAACAACAATGAAAGATTTTAATGGCGGGGTGTTAGTATTCAATAAAGCATTTATATTTTTTATAGACGAAGATTTTTTTGTAAGAGTTTTAACATACAGTGATTTCACTATAGATGATAATGGCATGAACATGGGTTCAACTAATTCTTCTGGAGATATTTATAAATATAAATACGCTATTGCATATGTAAGAGAAGAATCTAATGTTAAAAAAATGATGTCAAAATTATATGTTTTACCATTAAATGAATACAGTTATGAAGATGATGTAGCTCTTGGTGGCGGAACTTATGGTATTTACCTAAATTATGAGGGCTCCGGTCTTGATAGAACAGCTATAAACGGTATAGAAATGCCCAATGATTGGTATAACCCGGTTTTAGATGCCGCAGGGTCGCCAACTGGCAATGACACATCAAAAAACCTATATACCCATGCATATGTATATAGAACCCTTGATATTGGTGAAAACGGACTAAAGGCCGGGAACAATGAGCAAGCATATTACTATATAACAAAATATGATATAAATGATGCAGATAATTATGATGCAACGCCAACAGTGGGTGAGTATCCCGAATTAAATATCACAGATGATGAATTATTGGCAACAACAACAGGTTTAGCGGAAACTCTTGATATGGAAGAGATGCCGGCAGGAGACGTTAGCGCCAGCTCTAACGGGTATCTACATACGGCGGCGGTAGGAAGTACAACGGTTAATCATTCTTCTTATGCAACCAACTATTTAGCTGGTCTTTACCATCCGGCGTTTCAGATTGAGTCTTTAGATGAACCAATAACCGCATTAGAATATATATCTGGTAAACTTTTAATATTTTCCATATTAAGCACAAGAACAATAAATACAACATCTACAGTAACCAACGCTGGAGACGAGGGAACCGGAACATTTATACCGGTATTGCCCACAAGTAAAAAAATAGCAAACTCTGTTGGGATTGGTGAGGGTGCAAAAAGCACCCTTAAGGCTGTTGATGACGGAACAATAATGGGTTATTTTATTGACGGAACAATAAGAAAAACAGACGGCGTTTCATTTAGCAACAATTTGGCTGAGGGCAAAGTTAATTCTTTGATTTCAGATAATTATGATAAAGCGACAGCAGTGTTCTCTCCAAATAATGAATACACATTATGGATGTTTAATTCGTCAGTTGGTGAATCAAGCGAAATATGTTTAAGGTATGGAATGAGTGAAGAGTCTGGAAAAGGGTTTTCAATATATTCTGGCGATGGTTGGCCGTCTTACTTCTCATTTATAGATAATTTAGGAGCTGTTCACACAAGGGTTGGATTTGGTAGCTTTTCTTATTATTCAAATAATAACGGAACAATAGTAATATTTGTAAGACAAGTTGGAGCCGCAGGCAACAAGAAAACTATAAATAGAATGTGTTTTTTATCAAAATACGGATATATAGATGAATCTAATACTCCTTTTGATAGATTATTAACTAAAGATATACATGGACTACAAGATGGTGATGTGACAGAAGAAAATGACGGTGCTGCTGAATACGACATTCCGGTTAGAATAGATTTTCCAGAAACAACCGGTAGAAGCGAAAGTCAAACACTTTATTTTGAAAAAGCCAATTTCTATTTGCGCTCAAACAAAGAAGCGAACGAATACACTGGAGACGGTCTTGATTTTGGTGGAGACCCAACCAAAGAATTTACATATGCTGATGACGGAATTGTTGATCTTAACAATATACAATTTGACCTTAGCGCACAAGTAGATGAATCATCTACCCAAGTAGCAATCACAGAAGATTTTGAATATAATAAAGGCGTGAGTTTTAACAAGCAAGTGAGTGGCGAAAGAATACGCCTTAGACTAGAGTCTAACTTATCCGGTTTCCAACTTGTTGGCTACGAAGCAATATTTAAGGCCTCAGACAGAATAAGACCATCTTCTAGCAACCAAATAGATAGCATTACTTCGCTAATGCAAAATCTAGCGTATTGGCAGGGTATTAATGCAAGCAATAGAGCTTTGGCTAGATCTGCCGGAAACACATCAACCGATATCGGCACAGTTATACATTCTTATGACTCTACATATGGATATAAGTCAGCATATACATCTGGAGAAGACTCAACAATAAGTGTGGTCGCCGGAACAAATGATGATTTTACAGTAATGACTTGGCTAGATGCGAATCTTAGCACCGACATGTTGATTGTAACCCTTATAGACACCGCAACGCTATATGTTTTTATTAGTTCAAATGGAAGTTTGAATATTGTGGCCGATTCAACAGTTACAGATACCGGTTATGATATTACTAGCGATACAATTACACATATTGCAATTACATTTATAGGCCCAACCACTTATAATTTGTATATAAATGGTTCTATTGTGGTTTCCGGCGGAACACTTGGCGGGTCTTTACCGGCAACACCGACGGCATCAAACCTTATAATTGGATGGACTTCTATGACGACAACTAAAATGGATGTTTATGATACAAGAGTATATAATAAAGTATTAACTTCAAATGAAATAGCTTTTTATTATAACGATGTAATAAGTAATTCTGGAGGATTGGTTTTACCAAAATAATTATGACTTTATATGATCCAAACATAGGCACTCTAAAACATAACACACAGGCTGTTATTTCGGATAATCTTTACGATATATCCTCAGCCATAAACATACTTGAATCTACGTCCAACAAGAACAAAAGTGATATAAAAGCAAATAAACTCATTTCTAGTGATTCGATAACCATCTTTGGTAACGGCACAATGGAATGTGTGCAACTTGTAAGTTCAGACGGAACCATATATATTACCGCCGAAGATGTTGTCACAAATACAGATGATATCGCTACTAAAGTAACTGGCCCAGCATCTTCAACAAATAATGCATTAGCAAGGTTTGATGGTACTACAGGGAAGGCGGTGAAGAACGGGGCAATTATAGAGACTGATAGCGGAGAACTGCTTATAGGAACAAGTGCTCCCTTTGGCGCTAATACGGTTCCAATGACAATATATACGGCCTTCGCATCGTCTTATGCGTCATACCAAACATCATCAACAGGTACTGGTGCCAGTAAAGGCACATTGGTTGGCCATGATGATACCGGTGGCGCTACAATATTTAATTATGAAGACACTGGATTTAGAGTTGGAACAAATTCAACAATAAGATTTGTTATAGATAATAACGGATATATATATATAAATTACATTAGAAGCGGAGCAACACAGGCGGCAGCAAGTGCGTCTGCAAATGAATTATGGAAAACATCAGGACATGCTACATTGCCAGACAACGTAGTAATGATTGGAGTATAAGATGTCAATAAATAAATGGGGAAGACAAATGAAGGCAAGGTTGACCGCTTGGTCAGAACCTTGGGGTGTGATGGTTGCTGACGGCCAACTTGAAGCGTATGAGCGATTTGATAAGTATGGCCTTAATGGTGATTTAGATATAAATAGCACTCCCGAAGACATATGGGAGTTTGGTGGATTATATACTTGGCCAGATTGGGGTACTGCTCCAATAGATACCATTAGTTCTTCATCTGCGTCAGATACAGCGATTATTATTAAATTATTTGGGTTGGATATAGGTGGATATAAAACATCTCAAGAAATAACTCTTGATGGTCAAAATAAAGTAACTCTAGACACTCCACTATATAGATGCCATAGAGGATATAATACTACTGGAACGAACCTAGTTGGTGATTTATATGTGTATGAAGATACCGCAATAGTAACAGGAGTTCCGGCGGACGCAACAAAAGTAAGAACATTTATATCTGCGGACAGGCAACAAACTGAACAAGCTATTTATACTGTGCCAATGAACCATACATTATTTTTAGATGGATTTATAACCGGTTTAGAAAACAGAGTTACCGCATCAATTGTTGTCACAATACACGTTAGAGCGCTAGGCGGCGTTTGGAGAGATTCAGGAACCGGCGCCCTAAACTCTACTGGTACTGGTATATTTGACATTCAATGGAACCACCCAAGAAGATTTGAACAATTGACCGATGTAAGGTTTACGGTCGAAGCTACATCAGCAAATAGCGCCGGCGCTTTTGCGTTATTAGACGGAGTATTAAGAGATGATTCAGTGGAGTACGGACGATGATAGTTAGTGTAAATGTTATTTTATGGGTTCTTGGAGTTATTTTAACCCTTTTGGGCGCTTATGTTGTTTTACTTCTTAGGGGAATAGATAAATCTCTAGAAATAAGAGACGCAAGAATAGCGTCTACACAGCGCGAATTAACGGAACATAAGAACTATTGTGGAAAAAAGTTCCAATATTATGATGAAAAGTAAGAAAACACTTGACTTTTGCAGTGTTTTTAGTTATATTAAAGAGATAGACTAAGGGGAAATTTATGAGTTTTTTACCAATACCTGATCCACCAGATTTTAATACAATACCTGAGCTTGGCGACCCCCCTGATTTAGATACAATACCCGGGCCACCGGATTTTAATACAATACCTGAACTTGGGTCAGGCACCCAAGATGACGTAACACCACCAGTTACACCGCCAGTTATACCACCGGTAACACCGCCAGTTACACCGCCAGTTACACCGCCAGTTATACCACCCGAGGTCGATGTTCCACCACCTATTACACCACCAGAGATTCCCGCTCCATCGCCAGTGTTTGATCCTGACGACGCCCCACCACCACCACTAGAAGATCCTGATACCGATCTAACAACAGATGGAGATGATGATTTAGTAGTTCCAGATCTTGATTTGTCGGAAGCTAAAGATGATGCGGAAAAAATAGCTCTCATGCAACGGCACCAAGCAAGGGTTCAATATATTGCAGATGTATCAACAAACATGAAAGCTATGAGTCAGAAAATTGCAGACGCAGACGCTCGTGGCGATGGTATCGCTAATTCAATGTATAAGGCTCTTTATAGAGACGCCTCTCAGATATTGGCAAACTCAAACGTAACAATAACAAATGCCCTAATGAAGCAAATTGCATCATTCAACGTTCAAGAAGCCGTATTTGACGCAGAACAAGAATCTTTAATAGCATCAGAAGATAGGGCAGAGGCTAGAGCCGCTAGAGTTCAAAGCATGGAGTTATTCTTTGATACTGCTGCAGCAATACTAGATCCTGTAGAAAAGGCCGCCTATTTAGAGATGGGTGCCGAGATGTTTCCCGAGCTTGAGTTTTTTCAAAAAATGGCAAGCGATCCAGAATTTAAAAATCATGTTATTAATGCTGGTCGTCCAGAATTTATAAAAGCACAAAACCAATGGATGCAACTAGCAAGAGACAGTGTAGCACAAGCCGATCTTGAAAATCCAGATAGCGTTGCACTTTATAAGCAAGAATTTAAGGATAATGTTTTACAGGCATATGGCGGTAGTGCCATGAAATACAAACTTGAAGATATTATTGGTAATATAAGTAACGCGGGTGGAGCTAAAATGTTTGGCTCAGAAGAAGCCTTTTTAGAGATAAAAGAAGCGCTTGCAAACGGACAAGATGTTGGACTTGAAAATTATATTGATGAATTTGTTGATTTTATGTGGGATGATGAGGTTAATAAAATAAAAACCGCAGAACAACAAAGGGCGACAATTATTGAGTTTCAGGATTATGCAACTGACTCAGCAGCAGAACAGTCTGTAGTAGACAACATCAATGGAATGTTGGCAAACGGTGGTTTACCGTCAAGTATAAGCCTTGAGTTTCAAGACGGAAGAATCGTACTAATGTTTAAAGATGGTGTAGAAGTAAGCGACCCATTAACCGTGCCCGGTCTAGATACGTTCTTCCAAGATTGGGATGGACAAGACTATACTGACGACTATACGATGGATAATAACGAACTTAGAGACCCTGACTTTGTGGCTCTTGACAGATTATGGATAGAGTATAATAATGCCCTGCCGGAAGGTGAGAAAGGTCTAACAAGGGCTCAATTTAAAGATGAATTTTACGACGAAACTAAAGAAGAAGGAACTAGGGTTGACGGGACAAGCTCAACTGGTGAAACTCCCGCTGATTTATCTTCCGATCCGGCTGATCAACTTCAAACAGCAGAACAAAGTGTTAAGGATTTTGAGGCAGCAAGCAATGCAAATCAAGGCATTGTACAACTAGCCAAAGGCACCTCATTCGGCGTTATGGGTAGAGGTGAGAATTTTAGCGAAACAACTGATTTTAACAATATTTCCTCAATGATAAACAATAACTTCGATTCATTCACAATAGAAGAAATGGTTGACGATGTAGGGTTGAGAAGACGGATGTCCGAGGTACTGGGGCAGTCAAACTTTAAAGTTATGGAAGACGCTAATTTTAGCATAAGAGCTGGAAAAGGGTTAGATGCCGCAGGCAGGCAGGAAATACTTGATACTAACGGACTAAAGCCCGGTGAGTGGTTTATATATAAAAACAGCAATGGCGAATATAGTATGGCCACATTTGAAAACATAGACAGAAAATATGATAACAAACCTGACGAAGGTGGCTGGAATAGATTTTGGATTGTAGATTCTAACGGAACAAGAACAAGGGCTGGAGTGTCAGACCACTTCGATACTTAAAGGAAATATTATGGCAATTGACCCAAACTTATTTGGAGGACAACCTTTAAATGCAGGTTTAAATTCACCAACAACACTATCTCGACCAAGCGCTAAAAGTACATTGCTTGGTGAAGAACAAAACACTCTCCAATCGAGCTCTAGTGAATTATTTAACACCACTCCAGCAAACATAGGAACCGGTGATAACTTCTCACAGAGCGGTGGCGGGATAACACCAGATCAAGTTAATGCAATTTCCGCACAACTAGGTAATGTTGGTAGTCCAACAGGATTAAACTTCGCGGGCACAGCCGCTGGTGCGGCTACCGGTGCAGTAGTTGGATCGGTTCTTCCTGTTGTTGGAACAGCTGTAGGTGCCGGTGTAGGTGCCGGTGTAGGTCTTATACTTGACGTAGTATCTTTCGGGGTTAGCAACTATCTTAACGGCAAAGCAACTGAGAGAAAAATTAAAGCGTTAAAACAGGCTGAGAAAAAGGCGATTATTCGTAGAACTGGAACAGAACAAGAGGAACGTCGAAGATTTAATATTGATTTAGGTTTTAGAGAAAGAAGCGAACAGAGGGGAATAGAAGACAGATCTACACAGAAAAGGGTTGATTCGTTCCAGAGATATACTAACGCTCTTTCCTCAAGATTAAATAAAAGTGAAGATATGATGAACTCGTTTGTTAAGAACGGCTATTTCCCAAGGAGATAACAATGCCTACACCAGAAGAATTAAGACTAGCGCAGATTGATACGCAATTTAGTGCAGATACAAGACAGGCCAAACAGGTGTCTGGTGCGATAAACACTGGATTCAGAGCTATATCAGCAACAGTAAGCGGCGTTAGTAACGCTCAAAAACAAGCTGCATGGAATAAGCAATTGTTTAAAGGTAAACAAGGTTTGCTTGAATGGGCTACAAAGGTTGGCTTTCCAAGACCGGAAGTTCTAGCATCTGTCGCCAGTAGTGGCGACAAGCAGGCGCTTATCAAAGCATACGCAATGTTAGATAATTGGAATAAAGAACAACAAAAAGCAAAGGCTGGTGGCACTGGCAAAGAGTCTAACGCATTTAAAGTTGCTAACGAAGCCTTTACAAAGTCAATACAATCAGGGGCTAAACCGGAAGAACAGCTAAGATTAAAGAATATAGCTCTTGCCGCATCTGGAAACATTGCAAGCATTAAACCACCATCGCTAACCCTTGATGAAATTAAAAGAAAAGAAGATCAATTAGTGCTGTCTACAGAAAAAGGGGCAACCACATCGAGAAACTTGGAGATTAAAGAATTTACAGAAGCAGATAAGATTCTCTTTGGAGAAAAAACATCTGAGTTTGATATTGAATCAGCCAAACAAGCGGTTAATACGTTTAAAGAATCTGGATTAGACGAGAGTGGCGGGATCACTGGTCTTGGCGCATTTGAGTCGTTTATACCACAGTCTGCACTTACTCTAGCGTCTAACGCCCTAACCAAATCAGGGCTCGCACCAGAAACAGCAAGCAACTTAGCAAAATACAAAAACGCATTTAATAAAAACTCTGCGGCAAAGAAACAGTTTGTTTTCACATATCAAAAAATGCTCTCTGGTGTTGCGGTATCAGACAAAGAAAGAACATCGATTAGAGACGCGCTGAACTCTGCGGCAGGTAGAGATGGTATTTCATTCCTTACAGAGATTAATAAGCAAATATTAAAAACAAAGAAAATGTTTAAAGGTAGAATAGATAAAGCTAGACGTAGATTTCCAAAAGAAGTAGAGGCAATGCTTGCGGAGGGTTCTCTAATACTATCAGAAGATATACCAGATCTTACTGATTTAATCAAGCAAATGAAAGAAGCCGAACAAGGTGAGTCTGGTGCAGTAGAGGCAACCACACCTAAAAAGAAAGCAACCATGAAATTCAATCCGGCAACCGGAAAACTTGAGAGGATATAATGCCAATTATAGAATTTGAAGGGGAAGTAATTGAGTTCCCAGAAGGAACACCAGTTGAAGAAATAGAGCGAGCATTAGCGGTTCAGTTTCAAGAATTGCAAGGTGGCGAACAAACTAACGCACAAATATCTGGTGACATTCAAACCGACGAAGGAAACCAGTTTCTTGTTACTCCTAGTGAGCGTGATCAACTTCAACAAACACAGGCTCAGTTTGACCAAGCCGAACAATCACAAGTTACAGAGCCACAACCAGAGCAAACACTTGAGCAGGTCGCTACTGAACAAGCGCCCATATCTCAAGATGGCACAACAGTAGTACAAAGAGATATAGAAGGGTTAACCAGAGAACAGAGGGGTGATAAAATTACAGCCTCTCAAATGGAAGAGGCCGGACTTGATCCTAATGATCCGGTAATGACAAGAATTGCAGACACGTTTGTTTCTAGACAAGCAAGAATACGCGCATTAAAAGAGGGAGATCCAACAGAATACATCTGGGGTTTACTTACAATGCCACAAAGGTCTTTTGCTTCTCTTTTGTCTATAGGTAGTGAGGGCGGATTTAAAGACCCAAGAGACGAAGAGACCAGAACGTTTTTTACTGAGGAAATAAATGAAGCCAGAAAAGAAATAAAGGATCTAAGGGATTCTGGCAAGGCCGACGATAATGATGAAGTTAGAGCCGTTGTTAGAGAGGTTCTTGTTAGTCTAGTCAACGACCCAACGATTGTTGCTTCTATAGCAGGGTCTGCCGCTAAATCCATAAAAAGCACAGTACAAGAGATAGGTTCTGGGGCTACAAGATTTGGAAAGCAATTCCCAAAAGACGCAAGCGTACAATCTCTCAGACCGGCCGAACTAGCCCATAACAAGGAAGTGTCGAAGATACTGGGTTCTGATATACAGCTAAAGCAAGCAGACATAGCGAAACTACAAGAATTTGGTGGCGCTCAAAAAACAATGGACGACATAAAGTTTCACTTTGATGTTAATCCAGAAAAAGGAACACCTGTTCTTAACGATGGAACGGCTACGGATTTTGTGAACAGATTTGTTACCGGTAAATTTAAGACTAAAGAATTTGGTGAGCAGAGGCTTGTTGGTGGTAAAACAAGAGAAGTTCCAATTAAAAATGTTGAAGGTGAAACCGATGTATTTAAGGCCAGTAAACAGTTTGACGAATTAAAGTCGTTTGAAAACAAAGGATTAAGATCAACAACAGGCGACGATGTTTCAAGTTTTAAGTCACACCTCGGAAACAAGTTGTCTGAAAGTTTTGATGGTATAGATGATAAGGCCGTGAATAAGCTACTTGCAAGGTTCCATGTTAGAATCAAAACAAACATGAGTGGTTCTGATATTAGAGCGGAAATATCAAAAGTGAACAGAGCGCTAAAGGGTGACAAACTCCCTGTAAATGTATCTGACGACCAAGCTGAGTTGCTTGCATCATCTATGAGAGAGTGGCTTGACGATAAAGTTGTAAGAGGGCTACAAGATTTAGATAAGACAAGAAAGACTAGTTTCTTACAAAACTACAGCGACATAAAAAACATAACAGAGGATATCCAAGAGAATGTGGTTAGTCTTGCAGAGCTTGTTATGGGGCCAAATACAAAACGGTTTAATTTGTCAGCCGGAAACGTGTCTAAGGTAAAAGATAATTTTGTTAAGATGATAGATGAAGCCATACAAGGATTGAAAGAAGGGCGTAGAGGCCCGTTTGAAAGAGTACAGCAGGTTGATAGGTTGTTAGATATGAACTACTCTGATCTCGTTGAGAGAGCGGCTGTAGCAGACAACATAGGGTTCTTTAAAAACCCCACTACAATAGATGCGGCTCGTTCTGGAACCATTACATCAGAAGGAATAATTGAACGCTCGATACAGGGTCAGAAGCCATCGCCATTTGTTAGCGGTATGAATATAACTCTATTACCAACACCCGTTAAGTTTGCCAACTTTTTAGGTAGACAGTTTTATGAAAATTTCGGTATTGGCGCTATTGGTAAGAAAACAGGGAAGGCGCTGAGACAGATAGCCAAGAAGAATGATAAACTTAAAAAACTACTAAAGAAAGATCCAGAGGGTAAGATACCATTAACATTGGACGAGTTCACGAATATAGATTTTAAGATATTAATTAATGCGTTTGTCGATAATAAGGTTGTTAGTGCAACAGTATTTGCTAAGATGCTGAATAATATTGACGGGTCTATAGATGATATTCCAAAAGATGTGGTAGATAAAAACCCTAATTTCTTTAGAGCTGTTGATCACGCTCAGAAAAGAAAGAAGGACAAATCTAAGAGAACAGAAAGTATAGAGTTCTAAACTAAAGTAATATTAGGTAAATCTGGAAACGCCTTAGCAAGCAGTTTCCTTTTTATCCTGAATACTTCTTTGAGTAAAAACTTCTCAGTTTTCTTATCCCACGGCTTTATATCTATAAGCATATCTGTATCGGTCTCTACATCATGGAAACTAAAGTCAGCAGAGTATGTTATAGCTCTATGGTGAACGCCATTGCTCCTAAATTTCTCCTGTAATATAAACTTGGGGTGACACACAAGATTGGTTATATGCCCCTCTTTTTCCATTCCCTTGTATAAGATATAATGGGTCGCCTCTTTCTTAGAGTCAAACTTTATACCATTCACAACCATTCTTATATTATTATTCTGTGACTTCTTCGCCATTATTAACCTTCTTTTCTTCTTCTACTTGTTTGATTTTAATTTCTGGAAGATTTGCGAGTTTATTTATTATTGGAGATACAAACTTGAATATACCCTCACCAAGTTGGATGTGAAGACCCTTGATCTCACTCTCTTTAATCATAAACATTCTTTCTTTATTATCTACGTCCATAATAATTCCCTTAATACTATTAACTTTGTTAGTTTTTCTGTAAAATCTTTGTCGTCGTACGGTATCTTACTACCAACACTCTTCCACCATCTATACAGTTTAAATAATTCCTTTAACTTAACTTGAAGCTCCTTAGCTTCATCAGATTGATCACCCCCTTCGAGCTCGTATTTCCTTCCGGTGCTCCTGAATACACCCTCCTTCTCTACACAATTTACAAGTATCTGAAAGCAGGCGTGAACCATTAGTATCTCAGGGTCAGTCCAGCTATTCTTCTTTGGTATGCTATTCAGTATCAGCCGATTTCCTTTCATACTCTTCCCTTGTTATACTTGTGTGTTTATTGCATTCCGAGCAAAAACTATAATACCCATTAACGGTGGCGCACTGATCGGCCTCTTGGTCAATATAGTAGATTAGGTCATGGTTACATGTGTTCATTATACTCCCCCTCCTTAATGAGAAAAGCCATAGTACACTTATCACACTTCTTTCCATACTTTACGGTCTTCCCAGACTCGTCTTTTATGTATGTAAATTTATGGTCGCACATACTTGTTATAATACTCCACATGAGCTTTCTTTCGTTATTAAGAAAGCCAACCTGTTTTTCAAGATCGGTAATTCTCATTGCTTGAGTTTTCTTAAGTTTTGGCTTTGTTTCCGCCATACTTTTCCTCCATTTCCTTTATGGTCTCATAGAGCACAAACGGTGATTTATATCTTATTTCACCTTTTTCATTTGCAACCACGGCAACCATAAATCCTTTTTCATTATAGAACTCGTGTCTTCTGAGTCCAATGTACTTCTCGGCAAGAGACGGTTCGCTATCAACGAGCTTCGGTAGGTACGAGGCTTGGACAGCCCCATGTTTTTTATTGTTTCCCATCTAGTAGCTCTGCCCCTGTTTTTCCCTCTAACACCTCTTCTGGCTTAACACCTATAATGTCAAGTCTAAACTGTATAAGGGTTTCGATCATCATGTCAACAGCCTGCATAGCGCCAACAGCGGCATCGTCCATAACGTACTCTATGTCACCAACCTTTACTGTTACGTTTTTAACTACAATCTCTTCACCCGAAGTGTCTGCCTCTTTCCCCAATCCAAGCGTTGCAGAATCTCTTAAACCATCCTTCTTCAACTCCTTCATCAACTTCTTCTTGTCTGCTTCTTCCGACTTCATAACCGTAATCCTCCATTAATTCCGTAAATTCTTCGTAACCCATTACTACTATACTTGTTAAACCATCTTCATACCACAATGTTGTGCAATCTTCACGGTCGCTTTGATTCCAACCATGTATGTCTTCAATATCTATTACCTTGTGTCCCTCCACCGCTATTGTTACATCTTCAACATCTATTTCATATTCAAGGCCATCATTTTCACCTTTTTCAAGCCTTTCAAAAACATCATTAACTTCATCCTCATCGTCTATATCTTCAACAACGTAGATTTTATTCTCAACAGATCCAATTCTCTCACCCATTATTACTTTAAACTCGTGGAATGTAGGCATTATTCCTCCTTTATGGGTTTGTCAAAGAAGTATATCTCCCCTATTTTTCCTGATTCACCAACGTCAACATGTAGGTGTGTCGTATCATTCTCAACTCTACGAATACCTATATTATACCAAAACTTTTGATTCTCTCTTATCTCCTCTCTTACAATATTGTTTGAGACAGAAAAGAAATTCAAGTCAATTGCTCTGCCAAATTTATGTTGAGAGTATTCGGCGAACTCAGTGTCGCCGTCCTTCTCAAGCCAAAACGGCCTCCAACCCCTAAAGTTTGCATTTGCACCCCAAAGCCACTCGTTTATGTTTGCAGAGCCGTACACCTCTCTAAGCGCCTGTGCAACATGTATAATTCTATCGTCAAGAAGAACAATCGACCTAGCGCCTAATGTTTTAAAAGTATCTTTAGGAATAAACTCTTCTACGCTAAAATTCTTACTTACCTTCATACGCTCCCCTAAAAAAATTCACTCAAGACAGTGTTGTCTATGAGGGTATCTACTTTCTTTATGCACTTGTACTTTCCTTCTTCCGTGTTCTCGTCTGAATATATTATCAATATAGAGTTGCGCTCTAACTTCTCCATCTTATATATCTTTATGGGATAAAGGTTTTCCTTTTTGCCTTTATTCTTCACAACCTTCCAAGGCACAAGAGTTCTCTTCTGTGACATCTTCTGATATATAAAAGCATCTAGGTAGGCTGTCTTATACTGTAAACCGCTTATCCTGCTTATGTCGCTAAACATAATCTCTTTACCGATATTAAATACGTTTGAATAAGACAAGTGATGATCGTCCATCATTCTTCTTGTGGAGTCATAGTCTTCTTGATTATCAAAACATAGTTTGGCCCTCTGAAAAATCACCATCACCCTCCAATTCTTTTTCCTTATCGAGAAGCTCATTATATCTCCACCGTGGGATTCTAATGGTTGGCCTCTCTAGACGTTGTATTTTTTTATCAATCTTGTCACTTGGTTGAGATTGCATTTTACTCCCTAAGTATCTAGTTCGATCATTTCAGGTAAGATTTTCTTTAATTTCTCAAAGTATTCGTCTCTTCCTTTTTTATCCCCTCTAAATTTTACACGATCCTCAGATCCTCGTGTTCTTATTTCTACAAAGTATTCTGTGTTTTCAATAATCTCTTCGTCTGACATTATTGATGGTAGTTGTGATTGGCTAGCACTCACCTCATTATCAGTGTACGCCACAGGCACTCTTTGTCTCTCAATAGTAACTCCACAGCCCCTTCCGCCTGTGCGATCTAACCACTGGCCACAACCAATGCGTACTATATTCTCTTTCTGTAATAAAACCTTATCGCTCATATTTCCTCCTACATTTCCTCAATTATTCCCTCATGGAAACATTCTGATTTGAATCTTTCAATTAGGGAAAGCGCATTGTTTATCTTGTCTATATCTTTTTGATCTTCAAGAATATCTTTTGGGTGTATATATCCGCCATCGGTTAAATCGTACCAAAAGTCATCAGTGTATAATTGGTGTTTCATTTTTTTAAATTTCATCATTGTCTCCTATATTATCTGTTTAATCCACTCCTCATGTTTTTCCTTTGTATCTAATATTGACCCAATTGTATTCCAATAACACATCTTCTCTGTATCATATATAAGGTATCTATGAAGCCTTGCGTGAATTGCTCTTGTTATAAAAATAACATCTTTAGCGTTTTCCACTAAATAACTCCAGTGGTGTTTTTGCGTTCCTTTTGGTGTTTTTACACTACCAGCCAAACACTTACACTTATACTTTTCAGGATATTTTGAATAATATTTTTTAGTGCTTTCTATTGCTTTATGTGCAGGCTGTTTCTTTTGCCCAAGCCTATGATATTTTTCTCTCCCTCTAATCTTTTCTTTTTCAACCCAATTTTCATCTTTTCTGTTTTTATTGTAATCAACCATAGAGTCTTTCTTATTACATTCTTTACATTTATTTAAATATCCGTCACCCATTTGTTTGTGTTTGTAGAACTCAGAAAGCTCTTTCTCTATTTTACACTTGAAACATGTTTTCATATCAAAATGGCATATCTTGGTCTTTAGTTTCTGTTTGTGGTGCTTTATATCCACCAGTTTTACCCTCTTGTGGCTTCTTTTGGAACGAAGCACACTGTCCGCTAATTGGTAACGCATCGAGCTTGTGGCTTATCTTGTCACCATCTATAAAGGTGGTGCCAATTCTAGTCCACTTGGTTTTCTCATTACCCTCTCTATCCTTGTACGTTGTTGCTGTACACATATCTCTAATTTCCATTACTCACTTTCTCCTTCTGTTATTGATTTTTTAATTTCACTACCTCTTTCACCAAACAACGCCTTTACTTCGTCGGTTAATTCGTTTAACTTTCCAAGCGTCTCCCAATAATCGGCAAGCTCCTTTCTGTCTTTGATGCTTGTTAGGCCTTTAGTGACAGCCGTTAGGCGATCTTCTGTGATTGTCTGCTCTACAGGCACAACTGGCTCCGCAGGTGGCGCAGACTCTCCGTTATATATGTACAGCCCTAGCCCACAGTTCTTGGCTATACACTTAACTAGGCAACGCATATGGGCGTTGTTAATCTCAAAGGAATTAATCGCATCAACGTTCTTGGTCTTCATAACCTCCTCACCACTAGTCTTGGATGCGTTCCAATCTTTTACCTCATAAGTATATGGCTCATCCTTCATTGCTTTATTTGCACCGTCTAATACCGGCAGACAAGTTGTTAGTGTCTTGTTAAATATTGTTGTCTTAACCTTTACAAAATAACCAACAATAGGTGATGTAAACCAAGGCAGCTCCATGTGATTATCACATAAGATTTCAAAGGTGGCGTCAGTATCTAACTCCTTTACCTTCTGCCAAGCCCATGACCAAGACAAGTATGTTAGACCGCTCTTCTTAGATGTGTGGTCATTCACGTTGATTCCGTATATTGATACAAAATCTGTTTTTACTTCTTCACCCATTATTCCTCCTTTAACTCATTATAAAGTAATATTCCCATGTTTGTCATTCCGTGAGACAGGTGGTGTATATGGCTTTCACTATCGTGACTCTCTCCCATCCTGTATGATTCCCAGTGCCTCATTGTTGCGTCCTTATATGCTCTAGGATCATCCTCTACTGCCTGAATCCAATCATCATCATCATACTTGTCAGCGCCAAAAGTAAATACTCTTGCTAGCTCTTGAAGTAGTAATGGTGGGATTAAATCGTACCGCAATTTTCCAGCTTTCTGTTTCATCTTTCCTCCTAAAATATATCTGAGTGGGATTCGATACCCACATCCTCCACATCACGGTCGTGGACTCTATCTTGAGCTATCAGATATTAATTGATGAGGCAGGACTTGAACCTACAACCTCCGCTTTATCAGACCGGAGCTCTAACCAATTGAGCTACTCATCATCCTATATAATATAACCTATTTCACTATAAAAGTCAAGTACTTTTTTTCTCAACTTTAGAATTTTTATAACTTTCAAAACTTTGGAAAGTTAATATTGATTTACACGATGGACACACCCTATAATTATTCTCTACATAGCAATTACATTCTGGGCAACACCCGTATAAACTGTCTGAATTACTAACTACTCCTTTAATTGAAACATATGGCATGTCAATCCTTTTTCTCAACTTGTGTTGTTTGAAAATATTTATCTGCGTTAGCTATTAGGTTTTTAACGTGTTCCTCTTTAAGATAACCTGAGCAAGCATATAGCATTGCCAGTTGGTTCCCTAGTTTAACCCCCGCCTTTCTCACCTTCCGGCTTGTCTTTTTCTTTTTCAATGAAGTGACCCCCGTTGTTAAATAATCCTTGTACAAATCCAACCATTAAATTATCCTCTAATTTAGCAAACGCTTGGAAATCCGCTATGTCTTTTTCTGTTTCTCTATCCACTCTTTCCTCCCGCTGTTCCAAATTCTATTTATCCTATCGTCTTCAATTTCATCTAAATATTCCTTGAGTGCGTCTTCGTCTCCACACCATACGGCTTTCCTTTCTGGTTCCTTACTTTCCATTATACACCCTTTGGCATCATTTCAAATATTGCATGCTCTGGGCTATACATAACCCCACAGCCGGGAACCCCTTTGTCTCTATTGTATTCGGCATACTTCATAGCGAGAGACGATTCATCACACAAACAACCGGTGTTTAATCCAAATATAGTATCTTTAAAATTAGATCTATACATCACTCCGGCATAAGCGTGTGTGTGGCCTTGTGCGAACGAGGTTCTTTTTCTAACTGCCGTATTTATACAGCCATACATACCACCAGATTTGTTTCCATGTTCAACAAGAACACCCCTGTCATATCCATCAAACTCAACAACATGAAATAATGGCTCTATTTTCCATGTATCTGGAAGGCCGTACAATTCATTTGGTGTTCTAAGTAACGATGTTGGTAGGCCAATCTCCTTCATTTGTCTCTGCGGTATCATGTCGTGATTACCAAGAACCAGTGTGCCCTTTGGAAAATAACTAACAAAAGTTTCCATAAACTCTAGGAACTTCTCATACTCTTGTTCTGGACTCATTGCCCACAACTCACTAACAAATCTTGATGCGGAATGGAAGTCCGCTATGTCTCCAGCGCAAATTATTTCATCGTCACAACCGTACGCCTCCTGTGTTTCAGCCATAAACTCTATTGCGTTTTCTTTGTGAAATGGTGCATGTAAATCACTACATATTAACTTTGGTTTATCCATTTATTCTTCCTCCATAAAAACGCTTCTCTCATATATCTCCTGTGCTATTTCCTCAGCCTCAAGATCATCCTTCTCTTCCTGAGAAAGAACATATATCTCTCGCTCTTTTAGATATGGATCTTTATCGCACATATATTGTATCTCCCACTAAAACACCATCTTTGTAAATTAAACAATACTTAACACTCTCTTTCGTGTCAAGGTTATAAGCCTCTCTGCATTCATATGTAATCTCTACTGGCTCAACTAATTTGCAATCCGTAAATAATAAACAACAAACAGCAAGGCCTAAAATAATAATATATATATTTCCTAACACGTCACCCTCCTATATTTTAATTATCTGTTCACTCGCATCATATCCAGTATAGCATCCAGTAAACTTAACCTTCTGAAATGTTGCCAGTGCTTTTTTATACTTCTCCACACCATTCTCATATGCCTCTTGTGTCTGCTCATACCAACAAGCCTGTGGATCTTCACCCTTCTCGATAAACATCCATATCCACACAACAGGTTTACCTGTGGCATTTGTAATTACATCTGGATAGAATGAAGATTGTATATTATAATCGCCAATACATCCATTACCCCAATACACCGCTTTTCTTACAGCTTGCTCTGACGCATCCTCACAGGTCTTAACGTCTATAGCCACTATCTTATCTTCAAACTCTTTAACGTAGTCAACCTTGATCTTGCAATCCACCCCATCCATTTTTGTGAATAGAGCCATTTCAGAATGCCCCCCACTCAGTAAATCTTTCCCGAAGTCGGTACTATAAACGGCTTCCTTCATTAATTGCATTCGCTCATAATCTTCCGGCTTCACCGGTATTTTGTGAGCTATTTCTTTCTCCCATTCTTTCTTCTGGTCTTTATAATCATTTGTAGCGGTAAAACGTACACTCTTTTTTCCACCATCAGAAGGTTGGAAATCTGGTATAATCGCATAATTCTCAAAAAATGTATCACACTCAAGCAGAAGATGGTGAAACCCTTTACCAAATTCCATTGGCTTTGTTTCCTTCTTCTTGCCTAGTAAGTGCTTTGCCGACTTTCTATATAGTGTCTTTAACACAGACGATGATGCACAATCTTCCTGTGCAAAATAAATTTCATCTGGGAGTTTAATAAACTTATCTTTTTCTATTTTCATTCTTTACCATCCTAAATATAATATAACTAATCTTGACTCAAAAGTCAAGTACTTTCTTCGTAATTCATAAAAAACCACGCCTTAAATTTATTCCATAGCCCGTGCTTTTTACGTACAGGTCTTAGGTCTTCTACTGGCCATATCGGAACTATTTTAGATATATTATATTCTACTATAGTGTCCCCATATTTACTCACAAGTCTTGGATATAGCCTCATGTTAATTTATCCATGTGGCTTTTAATCCTGCTCTTTCCGTATAGGTGAACAACCACATCCATAATAAAGTGGAAATCCATTTCAGGACTATTTCTAATAAATTTAACAATAGTATGCTTAGTCATTTTTTACTCCTTAAACATGAATATCTCCAATATGGAGAAACATTATTTCTAACAATTTCTTTCTGTTCCTCGCACTCTATTCTTGTCGAATACTCACTTAGTTGGTGTGGAGCCGGAGCCATATCACCAACAAAAAATGCCCACAATATATATACTATCATTTCTCTCCCCCTCTCCAAATATCTCTCCAAATCTCTAACTCTGTATCAGACGGGTTATCAAAGTACAGCCCGTCTTTTTTAAGCATACCTATACCTGTAGCGCCATTATGTCTACTCTTTAAGAACTCAACACACATAGCTTGTGGTAAGTCCTTATGATGGTATAGTGCCCAAATTTCATCAGCCACATCCTCCCAAACAGAGCTTTCTTTTATCTGATCTTTTCTCGGCCTCTCACCCTCGGCTGTTCTATTTAATTGTGTTAACGCTATTATCCTTACATCAAACTCTTTAGCTATAATCTGTAGTTGTTTAGCCACCCAACCTTGTTTATCTTTAGTCTCAGAACCCTCTCCTGTTATCAATTGAACGTAGTCTATAAGTATCGTACCAACTCTCTCTCCCCACAGTTCTTTTGCGGTCTTTATGTACGCCTTTATCTTTGGTATTGTCATACCAGCTATATCTAACATCTCCATATTAGGGCACATCTCTTCTACAATTTCTTCTGCAAAATTTTCATCATACTTTACATTATAGAAGAACCATTGATTAGATTCTTTAACGCTTGCCTCTGGATTACATTCATAAAACTTTGTCTTTGCCATTCTTGACAGCATTGCCTCGTCAGCCATTTCACCAGAAAAGAATATAAACTTTTCACCAAGTTGACTAGCTATCTCTTGTGCTAACTGCCATGCAAACCCTGTCTTACCGGTTCCCGGTCTACCCGCTATAAGCAATACATGTTTTCTACTTAACTCATATATATCTCTATTCAAATGCTCAAACCTACCTAGATTTATTTTCTTTTTATTCTTCCACTTCTCCCGACACACCTCTGCCAGTTTTTTACCTGATAGAAATTGAGCGCCTAGATTCCTTACGGTAGGTAGGCGAATTGATAAGTCGTCCACACGCTCAATCTCTTTAATCAGTTCTTGCTTTCTTTTACGTCTTACAGATAGCTCTATTAGGTTCGGCACTAAGTGGGCTTCATCTGAGGCAGACGATTCCATTGCCCTAAAATAATCCTCTACATCATATCCGTAAACAGCCTTGTTCTGTTCTAGTGTTAAATCAAAGTTACCATCTACGAACGCTCTATATATTTCTTGGTGGCTTGAGTAATAAAAATCTTCGGGAGTAAGATCAGAGAATACAGATCTCTTGCCTTCACAGGTAGAGAGTATTCTTTGTTCTAATTCCTTATCATAATTATTACCCATAATTAACACTTCCTTTCATGTTGCCAGTCTTCTGTGTTATCAAGTCTCTCTTTCTCAGAACAGTTAGGGCATACTGAATTAGGAAAATGTACCATAGTCTTACAGCTAAGGGTATCACATTTATAATCCCTTATATCCTCATCTATTATTTTTTGATAATCCATTATTTACCCTTTTTTCTTCCCCACGCCTTCACCTTTTTTGTAATTACACCATGTACATATACCAGTAGCTACATTAGGTGCATAGTTCTCTCTGCCACACACAGGACACCGTATCAATAAATTATCATCCTTACTCATACCTTTACTCCCTTTCTACCAATACACCTTTGCTTCCATGTTCTCAATGTACCCCAATCTGTCTGTAAATGAGCAGAGTCTAAAATAATGCAACTTTCTTCATCTGACACATATCCGCTACGATAAGAACCATCAAGGTATTCCATACACGCCGACCTTAGCGGTTTATTTACATGTAAGGCAATAGATCCATCTACACCACTATCTTTGGTTATCCAGTTTATGTTTGGGAAAAACTCAAATATCTCCATTATTGTCTTTTTATTTTTCATTATCCACTCCCGATTCTTTAACTATATCTATAGACTCCTTTATACTCTCTAGTTTCTTTATCTGTGCATCAAGTTGCACCGAATACTTCTTATAGTTGTTCTCAATCTCTTCATCACGTATCTGTAAGGCCATATCCTTATCGGCCAACTTAGAGGCTTTAGCGCTTATTTTAATTAGCTTATCCTGTACTAAGTTCTTATCTTTAAACCAATCAGATTCTATACATAAGGACTGCCAATACATTTTCTTCTCGTTGAGTCGCCTATTCTCCTTGGTGAATGTTTTATAGTACACAGACACCAGTCTCCAAAAGTCTTTCTGAAATACTAGCATTAGTAGTGCGCCACAAATCATTCCACCGAACAATATTAACATCATTAACTCAAACATCATTCTTCCTCCTAATTAAATATCACTATACAACGCTATTTCTCTTCTTCTTTTCTCTGTTAAATCTAAGTCACCCCTTTTATCTGCCTCAATAAGATACTTCATAAGATCTATTCGTAACTCAGGACTTATATAACTAGGTTTTTTATCTGAGTTCTTTGACATTAATCCTCCTTGAGTAATACATTAAGTGCGTCTCTTAGATTTCTTACATCTTTACTTGGAACTGAAAACGCTCCTGCCTTTTCAAGATCGACAACAATTTTATCGTTTGAATAATTGTATTTAATCTTAACAGATCCTTTTTTAATATCTATCTTGGCTAAGTTTGCTAATTTTCTAACTCTTTCAAATGGTGACATAGTCTCCCCTTTTATAATAGTAATTCATTATCATAATGAGGTTTCTAAAAAACCTCTGTTATAATATAGCTTATTTTTCCCGATTTGTCAAGAACTTTTTTCATCAATTTTACATTATTGCGAAAGTTTATATATTAGAAAGGTAATCTTTTTTCATCTAATATCAACATTATATCATATCTGTAACTAGTAGTTCCATATGAATTATTATTTCTGAAATAAGCCCGTATAGCATCTAGTTCACGCCAAATATCATCCTCTTCTGTGTTGTCACCAAACCCAAATTCATTAATAACATCCTCTAGGTTTCTATAGTGTTCCTCATACTCAATACCACTAGGAACGCCATTCATTGCTAAATTTGCACCATGTACCGCCTTATATAGTCTCCGATCTCTCTTCTTCTTTTCGGGCATAAATAATTCTAATTCTCTCGCATCACCCTTCAAAATCGCCTCCCAATATTTGTAATCCACCTAGATTGGTTACCATGGCTAACTCCACTAGTATAACCTCTATCGTGCCTATTAATTGCATTCATTTGTCTATTCTGTTCTTCCAATTGTCTAGCAATATGCCTCTCGTAAGACTGTAATTGTCTCTCATAAGAACTTATATCCATCATAATATCCATGCCCGTTCCAATGTGAGCGGGGGCTCTAGGTGGTTCAGGAGGTAAAGGCTCATCCTCTACCAAAAACATACTGCCGGCTCGATTCCTCCTAGCGCTCATTAGTGCCGATGCCATAAATTCTGCATTTGTGTCAAAAAATTCATCAAACATTCCTGCTTTTACCGTAAACTCTTTTGTAGATTCTCTTATCTTCTTTTTATTCTCATCGAATAAGTCAAGATATATCGCTCTCATGTCACCTTTCATAACCTACCAACATATGTAAAATAATTTATACTCACCGAACCCATCAAAATAATCAACGTGCTCACACTCAAATTCTTCCATCAAATCCATAGCCACCTCGCCACGTTCTTTATTAATAGGTATCACCATCAAATATTTGTCAGGAACTATATAAGTTATTTTTCCATCTATCATAATACCTTCATACACTAGGCTCATAAAATCATACTCTTCATCTTTAGCTATGAGGCCCGCTATATTTGTAGCATCTGTTTTAGGTATATCAATTCCTCTTTCTTCACAAATTGCGTTTAGTATATCTTTTGAAAATTCATCAACATTCATTTCTTAACCGCCTTTTTGTTAAAGTAAGTTTTGCATGGTGTACATAGGCCACTTTTAACACTTGTCAATCTTGGTATTTCTTTAAAACAATATGAGCATATGTGTTTTGGTGCTTTAGCTCTAGCATTCCTTTTTATGGGCTTTAAATATGATTTAAATATATAAGTCTCTCTAACACGATCACCTCTTACCGGCGTATCAAACCTAACAAAAATCCTTCTATCCCATCTATATGGGTTATCCAAAACAATACCCTCTATATCCTTACAAGCATATACCCCATAGTTTCTTTTTGCAACAACCCTTTGTCCTTCAAAAAATTTTATTACCATATTACACCCCACATAAAGCCCTCTCTATTTCAGCCTCCATTGACTTAATTCCATAGCCATACATATATGTGAACTCACTCTCCATTTGGTCTAGAATATCCTGTGCTATGTTATTGTATGTGTACTCTAGGTTAGTCCTACTAAATCCATACCTTTCAACCATATACATAACATTCTCACAGTGTAGTGATAGCGCAACATCTTCCGGCAACCAACTAGGTCTACCGTAGCTATCATCAATATTATCATCACTATCATCACCACCAAAATCTTTTAGTGCATCCTCCATATCACTATAATACTCATTCATTTGTATTATTTTATCCATCTCAGTAATAGGGGTATCTTTCGTTATATCCTTTACCCTCTCCGCCTCCTGTGAGGCTTTCTCTTTATATGTTGTATTACAGGATGCCCAATTTTTACAGGTCGTGCAATTAACATGGCCTAAGTTGGTACACCTATTCTTTTTTATATCTTTCGGAAATTTCTTATCGTAATCAGCGCAATTGTAAAAGTCCTTACACTTCCAACATTTCGTCTCATCGGTTTGCTTACAATCCATTAAGTATTTCTTCCTCGGTGGAGTATAATATTTACCTGTAAAATACTTGCTCTGATATGCCGGAGCTTTATATGGCTCGGGCTTATTTTCCTTCTCATACTTCTTCTCTCCTAGCTTGTCAACTATGTCCTCTAAGAACATAAGACTGTTATAGAATTGATTACAATCAATTTCCTCTAGGCTACTGTGATGTGAGTAGTACCCACAACTTATATTCACACAACTTATTCCAACATCTCTTTTGAACAAGGTGATCGAGTCGGTTATAAGACCGGTAGTTGAAGTATAACCATACTCAATCATCTTGTCAGATATTGTGCTACTAAATTCTGGACTAACAGTTTTAGTGTTGTAAACTTTATCTATGAAGTCACCACGACCCCACCTGTCAAGCTGTAATATATACCCAACATTTTCAAAGTGTTTCAAGTCAATACCGTGTGACCCTTTACAACCTATTTCTTCTTGTGAGAAGAATATAACTTTAATATTTTGAGCCCTCTCAAGCATATAGAAGCATGAGTAAATTCCGCATTTATCATCACCTCCAACACCGGATGATATTGCATCGTCGCCAATTCCTTGCATGGCAAATAATATTTCGTGCTTATCTTTTTCATCTTCACATTGGTACACGTCATAATCTTTAACAAGACTGTGAACAGTGTCTTTATGAGATACAACACAAGGGAATACTTTAGCCTTACCTTTTGTTACAATAATATTTGCATTATCATCTATCTCAATAGAGTAGCCTTTTCCAGAGAGTCTATCAAGAATATACTTCATCATAAAGTACTCATTACTTGATACGCTTTGAACTCTTAGAACATCTACAAATTCCTCTCCAACCTTCTCAGGTATCTTTGGCAACCTCTCCGGTATTTTTTTATGTTTCTTTATATCGCCTACACTCATGCTAACTCCATTTTTATTTGAAACTCTTTTGCCCATTCAATCTTTTTCATTTCATCTTTTGTAACATAAGTTTCCTCATGTTCAAATATACTCACACCAACCTCGCTCTTATTATAATAAGAGTCTGTGCAGTGGACAAATACCGCATCTTCAAATAACATCCAATCATTGTGATGCTTAGAAAATATTGATACATTTCTAGGAATCCAATCATCTTTACTTTTCGAGAACACAAAGTTCCTGTCATTTCTAAGGAAGTGTTCTTCCTCATGTTTACTATAAAGAACACTGGCAAAGGTTTTCAAATAATTTTTATCACCAATGGTAACAATGTCACCATGATCATCCGGCATAAAAAATGTATCTTCATACTCTTCATCCTCTATGACAACAGCAAGCTCCTTCTTGATATTATCATTAAGTTCTTCCGACCTAACACTTTTTTCAGGTTCAAGAGCTTCTTTATAATACTTACTCCATCTACCATTGTGATTTATCGTACCCCCCGTTGATCTCATGCTCCAATGATATTTAAGAGTCACACTTGATAACTCACTCTTGTCAAGTGACATACTCCCAAATGTATCTAGGTATGGAAAAACCTCGTATTCAGTATTTAAGTTTCCTTTGTTTGAAAATATAATAGCTGATTTTACAGGATCACCCTTTGGATTGTGCAGTCCACTTGTTCTTCCAGATGTATCCCTGTGATAATATCCATTATCAATAGCCCACTTATTAAATAATGCAGTGTCCATAGAGTTGCTCATAAACACCCTATCCATATATTTCCCATCTTTTTTAAGGTCTTTAAAGTGTACATCATCCCATAGCAATGCCCTCCCAAACACCTTACCAAAGGCCATTAAAGCTAACACCTTAACATTGTTACCCTCATAAAATTCCATGAAATGATTTTTATTGGAGTGCTTCATACAGGAGCTTCCTAGCTGTCCTTTATTAGCTCCATAATTCTTTTCATCGTAACAAAATCTAACATCTTTTCTAACTTCCAGTTTAAAATCTTTTTCATCCCTGTTTATTAGCCTCACTTGTGTGGCAAAATCCTCACACCATTTTGCAGTGGCATCTGGATATAATTTTTTAAAGAACTTTCCCGGTTTCATCTTTACGGCAACCGACTTTCTCATTGATGGAAGATAAAAATCCTCGCCAACTTTATCGTACCTCGACTTATTAACAACCGAAATCATTTTTGAATCTTCGGCATCAAAATCTATGAAGTCAAAATCGGTTTCAAGCCTATTTCTACCGGTTCTCATATCTGACGATATTTGGTTCTCAAATTCCTCATATCTTCGACTTCTATTTAACCGCCTTCCCTTTCCATTGAGTTTTTCAAATTGATCAATAAATTCTTTTAGTTCATCCATTGTACTTATTGTGCTGATTTTACTTTCCCTAACATCGGAACTATAGTAATTTCCCCCCAACAAATATTGTATCTCTTTTTTGTTTGTGACTGTTCTGTTTGTTGATCTCAATTCACAGTAGCTCGATCCACCCTGAAACGCCAAGTAAGTAGTTTCATGCTCGAAAAAGTGACTCTTATTTTCAACCAAATTAATAGTCTCGCTACCGTTAACAGCCACGCTTTTTGTGGTCATAAATATTAGCATTTCTACTATTTTTTCTTTCCTCTCGTTTGATGAACATCCATCAAAATTTAATATTCCAAAACGATACATTCACACCTACCTATTTTATTGTTATACATATTAAATATTCCCGTAAGGATTCGAACCTTAATTGTCAGGTTGAAAACCTGATATCCTAGCCAGTTAGATGACAGGAACAGTATAAGTATTGAGGGTGCTAATCTCAATACTGATTAGTATTTCTACTTACTCCTAAGTAGTTGGGAACACAAAGTGTTCTGTTAAATTGTCTAGCTTGATCAAACGCTCTTGATCATAGGCCTCTTGAAGAGACTCTTCAACATTAATGGTCTTCACTTTGTTCTTGTGAGTACCCTTAGCCTTGATCTTTCCTGTCTCTTTAGGATCGGCAGTACCGGAATCCTGATAGAGAGCAACGATTTGACCCGAGCTTCTGTTAAAGGAATAGATTGATAGGCTTCCGCTCTTTCGAGTGGTTGCATATGCAATACCATTTTTGATGTTTGCCTCAACATCTGCCATTGTTTCTGCAACTACTTCCAATGCAGGTTTTGGTCTTGTTACCAGTTTTGCCTTCATATCACGACCTCCTATTTTTGTGTGATTTGGGGTTTTTAGAATACCCGTTAAGATACTCTAAGAGCCTCAAATTAAGCTCCATACACACAGAGCTAATTGTAATGTTTGTTCGTTTATCCATATTACACACTTCATACTATACCTTGGTTAAAACCTTACTAGATAGTGACCATACGTGACCATTGCATAATCCCTTATTCTTTATGTGTTGCCGTTTTGTTATTCCTTTAAAACAGTATGAGCAAGTGTGTTTCGGTGGCTCCTCTCTTTTCGCATCATACACAAACTCTAGTGAGGTATATGCTATATCATGGCTTCTGTTTTCTTCTCCACCATATTCACTTCTACGGAAAAACCAACCCCTAGCAAAGGGCTTGCCCTTAATCATTAGCCTATATGCCTCATCATATTGTTCGCCGTTTAAGTACTTACCGTGTAAGCGATCCATGCTACTTTGCCAGTAGTTTTTTTTACGCCAATGCTCACCATACTCTTGAGCCATATCCATCTCAGTCTTAAACCTTATCTTTGGCTTAGGTCTTTTACTTACCTTTGGCGGTACATAATCTTTCAAGAGCATTAACTCTTCACCACTAATATTCCAATTTCTATAGCCATCGCCATGGCCATTATACCACTCATCAAACCTTACTGTCCAATAATTATTGTTTTCTTCATTGATAATAACACCCTTATATCCAGTTGTTCCACTATTATCATTTTCGTCAACTACTATAATCTCATCACCTACCTTAAACATTATCCCTCCTTATCAAAGAGACTAACCATGTAACTTCTCTCTTCTGCTGTTATTTTACCTTTTGACTCAAGAGTCTCAATAAATATTCTTAACAGCGTTAATCTAAATTTTAGATCCGGTTTATTTTCTTGAACCGCCATAACTACCTACCGTTTAATTTTTTAAAGCCAAACATTTAATGTTTAAAGCCTCTTATATAATATAAATTATTTTACTTGAAAAGTCAAGCGAATAATTAATTAATTTTTGGAGAGTAATGATTATTATGCAACATTACACAATCAGCCCTATACATAGGGTGCTCCTGTAAGAATCTTAATAGATGGAATTGGTGATTCAACGCCGGTTTCATCATATTAATAGTCTTATCTGATTGTACTCTTTGTGCCCTCTTAGCCCTTACCTTAGAGCATAGAACACTAGTGTACCTAAGTGCTTTCACCACCTCCATCACCTCCCAGTATGTCTGTAAGCCCATGAATTGATAGGATTGTACTCTGTACTTCTATCTTTTCACTTTGGTGTTTAACTAATTTCTGTAAAGCACTTATGGCTTTAGCTGATAGCAACATAGAGTTTGCCACCTTAGTCATATTTGTGTCATTACCCGCAATTAACTTAGTAATTGTCTTTAGTAAATTTGTTTGTCCATCCAATACTACTTGCATGGATATAATTTTCTTTTCCATTTCTTCTTGATTCATTTCTACCTACCTGTTATAATGTAAATGTTTTGGCACTCTAAACGCTTCTTTAAGTGAGGAAACTTTTATTAGTTTATCCTCATTAAAATCTTTCTCAAGCTCTCTTAATACTTGAGACTGTTTATACATTAATGGGGCGTCTATGTTTATGCAACTTATTGTCTTATCGTCATCATTAGCTATATATACAAACCTACTATTCCAAGAATGAACATACAGTGATCTAGGATATTTAAATATGTTTTCTTTTACTTGTTTAAGTGTTTCTTTTTTCTCACTAAAACAGGTCTTAAACTTTCTCTTTAATACTTGCATACCTACCTACTTTTATAATAGCTCTTTAATGGAGTCTATCTTATATATTGTACCCTCATTAATTCTATTCTGCATTGTCTCTCTTATTGAAAAATCGGAGTTGTAATATATTGAAAAACTTGGAACACTAAGGCATTTTATCTCAGTCTTGTTGCCTCCGCCCACATACATTTTAACATATAGCCAACAACCGCAGATGGTTTTATAGCAGTATAAATCACCATTAAGTATACCTTCTATTACTTCTTCACTTGTCGCTTCAAAGGTTTCAACCCTATTGGCGTGACCTATAACTTTTCTCATACGTTCCTACCTTGTTAATACTATCTCCACTACCGCTACCATTGCACCAATTATAAATCCGGTTACACATGGTAACATTAATAATAAATATATCATCATCCACCTCTAAAATTTATAACAACATCAACAAGTCCAAATTGAGTCTCTTTGTTGCTTAAATCATCAACAAAACTTATGTGGTTTCTAGGATTTACCTTCCCTTCGTCGGCAATATTTTCATCATAAACAAATATTTTAGACTCTTTGTTTTCTACTAACATAAGTCGCTCTATTAGATTCCGTACATTCATAATTCCACCCTTTCAACCGTACCAACATACTTTCTTGTTTCTATTTTAGGTTTCGGGCTTCTTAATGAATAATTCCATTTTAGCTTATCGGAAGCCATATCAGCACCTTTAAATGTTGGGTATCTATTAGCCTTCTCAATGTCTTTAACTTCTTTCTTACTCCATCCAGAGCCTTTTAAATATCCATCAACATCAACATGTGCCCACTTTGGGTCACTATGTTCTACATATATTACATAAAATTCTACGTTCATATATTAAACCCCACCCATACCAATCCACCAAAGTAGGTTAGCATTATTAATGTAGATATTATAGTTTCTTTAACATACATTTTATTTTTAGTTATTTCAATGTCACGCATCTTTTCTATTTTCCGCAATCGCAATTTTTGATATTTCATCTTGTGCCCTCACTATTATATCATTCTCTATTGCTATCTGTTTCTTACAAATTACTTTCATCTTTTGCGCTCTCATTATAGCGTCTTTATAGGGTTGTATAGCCTCTTTAAATTCCTTGCTCATAATAGCCCAATATCTCTATAAGAGCCTATCTTTTTAAGTATTTTATCCTTATAGTCGTTTTTAAGTAATTCACCAACCGATTCAATTGAAAGACCCCCGTCGCTTTTCTTGCCAATATACACGATATTTATTACCCCTGTGCTAGACCTATAATCTGGCAAATATAAAACAACATTACCCTTATTGTCTCTACTGCCATACATATATCCGCACCTAATTTCTTCCTCAACGTCTTTAAGTGTAATCTCCAATATCTCTTCATTGGGTTTCTTTGTTGGTTTTCTTATTGACCTTAACATATTGTCTCCATTTTAGTATTTACTAGCGCTTCTCACAACCTTTTTAAATGCCGTTGATATTTTCTCACCCAACAACTCTCCAAATGTAAAGAGAGATTTGAATATGAAATATATAAGCCAACATGGTGGAATTAAGGTTAATGCAAACGGCCATAAGACAAGGATGACAACAGCAAGTTCGTCCTGATCATGCCTTAATTTATCCCAAATCATGCCAAGTATTATAGTTCCAATTAGCACCACTGCTATGTATATTAAAAATATTATTAATCCACTCATTTTATTTACTCCTTTTTTTATTCCATTTAATTTTTTTAGATACCGATGGTCGACGTACCTTTCTTTATAACTAGCGTACAATCGCTGTAACCGGCGATACCTAAAGAAACTAAATGTCGGCAACGGGCGTAGCTCAGAAAATCCCTTAAACAAACTACGTTGCCCGCACCGAAACTTGGTCAGAGGTCAGGTCTTGAGCCCAATTAATGCATGGCTTTCACCATCAATCCTCTGTCGCAATCACCAGTGTTCTTCACAATCATCACCTAATAGCTCTACATCTGATTCATTGAGGCCACCACAGCTCGGGCACTCCTCATAAAGATCATCATAGTATACATATCCACAGTTCGGACAAGTGGCCGCTATCAAGCTCTTATCACCATCCAATGCATACTACTTTGTTGTGTATTTGCCACTCTCTGTATGCCTCAATTGATGATTGATTCTTTTTAATTTTTGAGGCTTTCTTCTTAGAGCCTTTACTAACTATTCTAATCTTCATTCTCTTATCTTTCATACCTACCTACCTATTTTAATTCTACATTGTGCTCTTTAACTAGAGCCATAATGCAATTGTTTTCTTGCAATTTTTTAAGCATGCCATCTTGGTATCGTTCTACATCTTCAAAATTACCCAACAGTCTTTTATTTATTTTTTCAACAGTATCTAAATTCATTAACTTAAATACTGTTGGTAAGTTTGTTTTCACGCCCACCTACTTTGTTACAATATCAATAGTCACTTTCTTGTGATTGACAACATTGGTAACGCCACTATTGTCATTTCCAAGTTGTTGTCCGTTTGTTAATGACGTACAAAAACCGTTTTTATCTTTATAGATTAAGTGTTGATTTTTGCTGTAAGTTCCGAGAAAAAATTCACACTTTTTCATTTCTCTAAGTGTTAATGCCGGCTTTTGCTCTTTTAGCTTTTTGCCATCTACTATAAATTCACCTTTCATTTTTTTACCTACCTGTTTATCGTTTTAATGTTGTCTCTTATTTAAACTACATTATTTTTGTTTGAAAGTCAAGCGATTAATTAATCAAAATTTACCGTTTAACTTATTTATTAAGTCTTATTTAAGTTAAGTTATTAATACTCAAAAGTCAAGTACTATTTTATTTATTTATTCCATTGGGTGTGGGAGCGGTTTTTCGCTATCAACACCCAATCCTATTAAAATCCATCTTTCGGCATACTTATAGCCCATTTGACCCCTATATATGCTTATAGACGCTTTTAATACATTAACAACATAATCCTCTCTCAAATCAATACAAAGAGCACTGTGAGCAGATTTAGTTCTGCCATATAATTTGTTCTGTATTGTCTGAATACTATCTAAGCTCACGAGTCCGGCCCTCCTCTACTACCAAATGACGCCCCTTTGTAAAATTCTCTCTCATTTGGTGGACAATCCTCAAAATTCTCTAAAGCTCTAATTGTGTTTCTTAGGTCTATACTAATGGTTTTTCCATTGCTATAGATGCACCTATTGCTACAATTATTACATATTGAACATTTAGCCATGATACGCCCTTATTTATTTAATTCGTATATTTCTATTAACCTTTTAGCATTATGCACATTTAAGCACCCACTAATAAGACTTAATGTTTTAGCATTATATAAGTTGAACGGTTTTAGCGGTTCTGGCTTATGGGCCAATAGTGTGAAATACTCACCCTTGTTTGTATAAAAACGAACAAAAGACCCGCAATTAACAATCATCATAATACGCCCTTGGTTATTGGTCTTGTGATAGTACTCCCTGCTGTAGGTGAATACTATCATAAGCCCAATTATACTTATCTTGCGGTTATAAGTCTCAGTTTGGCCCCGTTTTTTTATATTGGGGTAGTATATTTTATACTAGTTTGGTGCTCTGATTTGATTCATGTATCACACTCCCTTTTGGGTTATAACTTTTGTGCTGTACAATCAAAGCGATTTGCAAACATTCTTCTTACTTGTTTTCTGCTTTTACAATTCCGTGACCTTTCAAGTTCAACACCTAGCTCGCCTACTAGTGACTCCATATTATCACGTTCTCTTTGAGTTACTTGTGATTGTTTAGCTATTTCAATCCGTGTCTGTATGGCACATATATTATCAAATATATTACCGGCCTGTTGGTGTTTAACTTTTTGAGCTATAATACTAGCCATTTGCTACCTACCTGTTTAGTTGTTTGGGTCTTTTTAGACGCTATATGCAATACGGTACTTAGGCTCACACAGTTCTTGTCTAGTCGTGTTACAATACAGAGTCTTAATGTATGTAGTCACCCTTAGCCGTTAACTATTCTTATTGCCACCTCACTGCTTACATATAGAGCCTAAAGAGACTCAAAGGTGGTTTTCAGCGCATCACCACTAGGAATACCATAAACCCATAATACTTAGAAAATTATCATTACTACTATCGCTACAATTATTACTCCTGCTAATAATTCCATAATATATCTCCTTATTATTGACGTTATTGTCAAACTCTAAATAGTGTGTAGTGTTGGATTTTATTGCAGTTACCAACATTTCCCGTATCTATTTAATAAGTTCTTGCATGAACCGTTCAGCTAGACTTATAAGGTGTTCTATCCTATTGGATTATTAAACTATCTACACACTATACTAGTTATTTCTTGCTAAAAGTCGCCCTTACTATTCGCATACCTTCTTTAGTATGTGTAGGAAGTTCAGCTTTTTTACCTTTCTTTCTCTTAATGGTTATAGTTTGGGTTACTTGAGCTTTTTTAGAGCCTGTACCCATTACTCGCTTCTTTTTAACTTTGCAAGCGCCATTAGTTATTTTAGTTCTTGGACGGTTTTGTGGTTTTAGATCCATTTCTACCGTTTTGCCTGTTGCTTTATCTTGAGCAATTATTAGCTTTCTCAAATGCTCTTTAATGTGAGATCGTAAGCTATCGCTTATGGTATCGTCACTTAGAGTCTGCTTTGATATTGCTATCGCCTTTGACAAGTCAACACGGCTCACTTTTTCTTGTGCCATGATGTACCTACCTGTTTTAGTGCATTTTAGCTCTAGGATTCTAACCTAGCCTAACAAACATCTTTGAAGCTCGTGCGCACTGTTTGTTGTTCCTTACTGCCTTATATATAATCTACATTAATTATAAGGTAATTCCTAATACTATTTACATAAAAGCAATAATAATTTGATGATACCACCACAAATAGCACTTAATGTTATTGCTATAGTGATTGTTTCAATTAATTCAAACATATTATACCTTTTAGTTGTTTGGGCTTGCCCTGTTGCTTACCCTTATTTATAATGTATATTCTTTTTGTTGTTATTCCTAATCATTTCTTTACTTTTTAGTATTTAATGGTAACCCAAGAATAGCCCTGTACTTATCGGCTATAGCTTCCGCTTGTTCTAGTGTTACATTAGTAATAACCCTATGATTAGACCATTCATATAGCCCATTTTGAGCCATTAAATTATAACACTCATACCATTGCTCTAGTCTCTATAGCTTCAATAGAGACGTATTTAACAACATAGTATCTATCTTTGTGGCCGTGTTTGGCGTTATGAATATTTAACACCCTACAACCTCTAAAAGCGTCACTATAGCTATATTCAGAACATAACGGTATGCCAGTAACTATACATTGTACAGCATATTCACCGCTAAACTTCTTTAACATACTATACCTCCTTTAGCTTTTTGACATAGTTGATTCTTTTTAGATACTATAGCCAGTGCTCTCACTTAATTACACGCCTTGTCAGCTTCCCACTAAGGAGACTTAACTATAATACCTAAAGAGACTCAATAGTCTCAATTATAACCATACACCCCTTGCAAGCATGATTTTGATCTTGTATTCATAATCATCAATAATCTTGACATTTGGGTGTAGTCGTCTTCTTTCACGCTCTAAGAGAGCCTTAAGCTCATAATATCTACTATTCATTTTCGATTATTGCCCTCTTTGTGCATTTTGAGTTAATAGCGTTATCTGTTTCACACTCTAATTCCTCATTCTCCTCAAAATCATCAAGCTCAGTCATAAGCTCATTATACTCAAATTCCTCTAACATACTCACCTCTTTAGTTTATTTAGTCCCTTGTATATTTATCGTGCCACACTTTAGCATAACCAGATTCAACCCATACCATAGCAACATCATCGGGGTCTATTCCGCATAGTTTAGCTATTTTAACTATTATAGCTACTTGTTGTCTATTGTAGAAGTGTTTCATCTTGTCCACCTTGTGCTTTTTTAGATACTATAGGCTTTTGCCCTAGGGTTACATTTAGAGTTTCGTCCGTCGATTACTTACCAAATGTATTTACCTATAATACCTAAAGAGACACAAGTGCCTCAAATTACTCAACCGTGTGTTTGTTTAACAAATTGAGCTTTTATTCTTTCTTCAACTACTTTACCTTGTGCTCTTTTGAGCTTCCTAGTTAGTAGATTTATTGTTGCTTGTGTATCGTGTACTAGGAAGTCGGTGTTACTGTATCTATCTAAGTCGTTCACATTAAGTGAGAGTGAGTAGATAAGATTAGCAAGCTGTACCTGATTCGCTTCCTTCTTTTCATTTATCTCTTTCATGGGGTCACCTCTTTGTTGTTGTTCGCCCTCTTATTTAAACTATACTCTTTAAACATGATAACCTAATCATTTCTTTACTTTAATGAATAAATGTGTTATTAATGTTATTTTAGTCTACTTGTGCCTTGTAACTACCTACTAATAACTATATGTGCGCGCGAAGCAAGTATCATGCCAATGTGTTCTAAATAATGTCAAGCACCTACTAAAGCTCAAGATAGGCTATAATGAATCAAAAAGAGCAAATAGGTCTAGATATATACCCCCGCACTTAACTTAGTACACTCATAATCCCCGCATATAATGTATAAACTATGTATACACTACTCAAATACCTAAACATGTATACACTGAATGCATACTAAGTACATGAATTATAATGAGTTATGCGGAACCCCTCAAGCCCACATGGTTATGATGGGTGGGGTTGGATGGGTGTGAACGTGGGTATCCAGCTATACCTAGAGTAACCCCTTAAAACTTTACTACCGCATAGCAGTTACTTATATGGCTTATATTAGCTATAATGGATAGTTCGAGCTGTTCAGAATTGGATGGACGGAGTTATTCCCTACCCTATGATTGAGTTCTAGGATAATCATTTGCCCTTCTTCATTGTTTTGGCTTTCGATATATATTATTCTTGGAAGATGCTTCCGAGAGTCACACTCTGGTTACGCTGTAATGTGATTCATATATTCCCTTAATTTAAGCTCCTAATGATAGCTTAGGCCTTTTTATTGATTAAGCACACAAGTAGGGAGTCGAACCCTAATCATCGGTTTTGGAGACCGGTATTCTGCCAATTGAACTACTTATGCGAGTATCATGCTTAAATCGTAACGGTAATAAAGCAGATAGAGCCCCTGTAGGGGTCGGTAGGAGGAGGTGAGAGCCTACAGGAGACAGCTATCGCTAATCAGATATCGGATGGCCTGTATCGACGACTGCTCCACCCTTAAGCCTCTTCTGCCAGCCCCCATCTGTTGCATCGGAGGTATATTCTTACGGTCTACGAATTTGACCCACTCCCCAGCCATAGACTGTTTTGCGCTTAAATCCAGATCCGCTTTTTAGGCTTTCCAGTGCGTAAGGAGCTTTAATTGCCGGCAGTGCTTGACTCATACAAGTTAGTAGGTCTACTGTAACCCTACACCGTCAGTTTTCTTCTTTAATCGGGTTGCTGGCAACTGATACCAGATCTCAGGCTTCACAGGCCCGTATGCTGCCACTTGCACCACAACTCGCACGTATGGGGGCACTTAGACTTGAACTAAGAACCTTCGCATTCAAAGTGCGATGCTCTGCCAGTTGAGCTATACCCCGTCGTAAATAGCGGGAACCGGACTTGAACCGGTAAACTAGGAGGATATGAACCTCCACTTCTGCCAATTGAATTATCCCGCCTATATAATATAACACATTTTACCCTAAAAGTCAAGTACTTTCTTCAATTTTAAACTATTTTCGCAATTTAGTCGATTTATGAAAAAAAGACTTGACAAATGACTAAAAAAGAGCTATATTATAACAGGGGCTTTAAGAGCCCCCTTATAATAACTAGTAGTTATTATTATAATGGGAGGAAAACCATATGTTTGTTAGAGAATACCAAGAGTACAGACGTACTGAAATAACATCAATAAGACCGTATATACCCGGAGAGGATCTCACCGGTGTATCTGTTTCCAGTGCAGATAAAATATTAATCGATAGTTTTAATGTATTAGAGCATGAAAAAGGAAACCCGTTTCAAGTAGATCCAGAGAATTTCGGCGGAATAGCCAGAAATCCTGACAATCACGAAGATCAGTGGTATATCGCCCCAGATTACTTCATTAAAAATTTCGAGGTAATCTAATGTTAAATCAAAAATTTAGAGACAGAATATGCAAACTTCAGGAATTACTGGATTGCAAGGTTACACAAGAACTTGTGGATTACAACTCAGTAACAGCCTTGAAGACAAAAATCCACGTAGATGGCTTTCAAGACGTAGCTCACGCGATGGAATATAAAGACGGTATGAGTATTGAAGACGTAGAAGATATTATAATTACATCGTATAAACGATGTATGGATATAATTCTTTCTGGAGATGCTAATGTCGAAACCGAGTCAAAGAGAGATTCTGGAAAATGGAACGATATTCCGCTCAACGAACATACTGATCCGAACACATTACTTGATGTAATAGATACGGTTAGCGAATCGGATACTAATTGGAGAAACGCTTATATCGCACTCGCTAAAGAAGTAAACAGTAAGAAAGGCGAAGCATAGATGAAATCACTAAATACCATAGATTCTCCAGTTCCAGAGATACGGAAATGGTTAATTAAACGAGAAAAAGAGAATGTTATGGGTGCTATTGCCGAAACATTAAGCCATTTAGGTATAATTGTCCATTATGACCATAAAGAGTGGTACGCTACCCAAAACGGCAAAAAGATAATAGGAGGAGATTTTGAAGCATAGATGGAATGAATGCAAATTTGGGGTAGAAGAATGGCTGGATTGCTAACGTTTGAGGGGGATACCCCCGCAGAGCGCAGAAAACAGACTGCCGAGCTACTAAAGGCAGAATCGCCGTTCCTCTTCGAGGCGGCTATGGATTTCTTTAAGGATAATAAAGAGTCTGACGACCCTGTCAAGATGAAGATCGCGTGGGATACCATATATAAGACCATGATAAATAAGGCTTTACCTAATGTGACAAAGCAAGAGATTGAGACAACCACTAAGGTGCCTGCCGATTTCCATGATTATTTAGAGTGGAAGCGCAAGCAAATCGCTATGGAATACACTGATTATAAGGTTGAGGATAAAGATGAAAGCTAGATTACAGAAGTTAATAGACGACGAGCCAAGACTGAGACTAATATATCACCCAAAACCAGGGTTATATGATCTTGGTCTACATTTAGACATTGACGCGTCTGATAGTCAAAAAACACTAACTCATGGTATAAATATACCACAAGAGGAAGAGCCGTCATATGAGGCCCTCGCACAGTGTGTGGCCATAATTAGAGCCAAGCTATTTGAGGTGTACTATAAGCAAACGGAGGAACAAGATGGAGTGTGAGCATGATTTATACGTTTGTGAAGAAGTTGCTGATTATATGGTGCGAACAGGCAATTATAGGGTTTATTGTAATAAATGCGACCATAAGGAAGATGTAACAAAAGAATACGTCGAAGCGTTTATTGCGGAAGAGAAAGGTAGGAGAGGATGATTGCACCTAAAAAAACTAAACCAGCAACAATGTTCTATAAGTGTGACAACTGTGGGCAAGCTGTATCGCTCGCCCCTTGGAGAATGATAGACTATGAATGTGATTGCAGAAAGGATTTAACATGAGTTTTAAACAAGTATTATGTATGCATAAATGGGAACTTACTAAGAATACGGCTAAAAGAGCCGAAAAGAAGTGTTCTAAGTGCGACCTAGAAAAAGAAATTAATAAAAGCAAACCAGTAAAGATATATCTAAAATGAGCAAAGAGGCCCCAAGCGTACAGGATTACCTATCTACACTGTCTCTGACAGAGTTTATATGTATGTTCGGGTCTATAGAGCACGCTGAGTCAGGAGAGCGTACTGAGTTCAACCTATGGCCAAAGCAAAGAGAGTTATGTGACTTTCTAGAAGCCAATAGATACGTATTAACACCCAAATCCCGTCAAAAAGGGTTTTCTGAGATTTCAGCAGAAAGAGCTATCCTCACAATGCTATTAAAGAAGAATGCACGCGGAGTGGTTATCTCGGTTAATGAAGATAAGGCGACGGATTACAAGAATGACCGTTTTCTACCCAAATATGAGTGGTTATTGGCTAATTCCAAGTTCCCAGTGCCCAAGATAATAAAAAACACTGAAAGAGAAATAAGACTCGATAATGGCTCAAAATTACGTATTCTCCCAGCATCTAAGGTTGGTGCAGCGGGTATAACCGGTGATTTCCTTATATTTGATGAAGCTGGCGGTATAGATGAAACTCGTGGCGCTACAGTAGAGAAATCTCACTTTAAGTCAGTATTAAGAAACTCAATACCGGCCATGAATAGAAGACCAAAGGCTTGGATGATGATTATTGGCACATCTGTACCGGGTACACACTATAATGAATTAGTAAGAGACGCATATAACACCAATAACGAAGGTATTTTCAAGTATTTCTTTATTGGGTGCATGGATGAACCGGGTAGAGACGCGCAATGGTACAAAGAACAACAGGAAATACTTGGGGATGACGTATATTTGCAAGAACCGAGAGACATGGATGACTTCTTTTATGTAAAGGAAGGTCTCGTTATGCGGGATTTTAGTGAAAAACGCCATGTTCACAGGTTTGACCTTGATTATAGCTGGGAATACTACGTCTGCTATGATCACGGAACCCAACACCCTGCTGCAGCGATGTTTATGGCGTATGACCCAATAGCTGACCATGTATACTTCTATGATGAGGAATATTTCGGGCCGTTTGGCCATGATACCCCCGTTAGGGTAATTGCGCCTGCTATTAGAAGAAAAGCCACTAGTATAAAGAAGCCTATTCGGGCTTGGATAGCGGATAATGATATATTCAAGAAGCGCGGAGTTGACTCTGTTGCTAAGGTATTTGCTAAATACGGGTTAAAGGATTGGAAGGCGGCCAAGAAACACGATGAAAAAGGCTCTCTTGAGGTATATAGAGACCGATTCCTAGAGTGTTCAATAACAATACACCCAAGATGTATTGCCTTAATAGAGGAATTAAAGACGTGGAGATATAAAATGAACGGGTTAAATTCGGTTCCACAGGACTCAAACAACGACTGTATTGACGCATCTAAGTATGGATTGGCGTATTTAAAGCAAAAACGCCTAAAAATGCCAAAAGAACCAGTACAGCCGTATTCTAAAGAAGCAAGGAAGCAAGCGGATAGAGCCGAGAGAATGAGTCCACTAGGAGGGCGAGGAAGTCGAATAGACTACAAATCAGCACAATCATGGCAACGAGTATAACAAGGAGTTAATTATGCCTAAAAAATCAAAAAAACAAACAGCAGAAGATATCAAAAAACGCACAGTCACAAAAACCAGTCAAGAAAAAATTAAAAAGAAGTTGACCTCTGTACGAGATCTTAATAATAAAATAGAAAAGGAAAGACTGTTTCAGCGCAAACTAATAAATGAAGACAAGGTGGTTAGAAAAAAAGACAAACATAGCGATAGATTAGACAAAATACGTGATGAATATATTAAATCTAGTGAAAGAGCTCAAAAATTTGTTGACAAAAAGAAGAAAAAGTAACTATTTTCAATTATTTTGCCAATATTGAAAAAAAGACTTGACTTTTATGGTTTTTTTAGTTATATTAGATAATAGGGAAAACCTATTGAAAAGGTAAATATGAAAGATAAAGCTGAAATTAGGTGTTCCAATATTGTAGATAGAAAAAACAAAGGGAAGGTCAGATGCTCTAGGTTCTTAGCGGAGATTTCTGAAAATGAAATAAAAATTCCGTGCCCGAACTGTGGAGCGATGCTCATTGTTAGTAAGTCCTATACTGGAAAAATAGAAACATGTATAGTGCCCAAAGGCAAACCCGTGATTGAAGCCCTAAAAGAAAAGGAATAAATTATGGCTTTCTCAGATTCAACAATATACCCTCGAATTGGCGGGGCTGGAGATCGTAGTTATGTTTTGGAGCTATATGAAGTAGATTCAGATCTATTTACAGCTCCTTCTGGAGACGCTACTTGGACTAAGTATACAGATAATGCAACAACTGCACAAGAATTAGTTTGTGAAGATGCTGGATTTTTGGAAATTTTAGTTGACAACGTAGCCGGTAGAATACCTTACTTCACCG